AAGGCTTTATTGCATTTCAGAGGACACCGCCACCTATGTTGCAAGCAACGGTGACCTAGTCCAAGCCCAATACACCGTAGACAATAACAAGATTCTTCTAGAAAATATTGAAGTTTTAGTAGTAGAAGAAGAAAACCTTGAAATGTCTCGCAAAAATGTTATCGGCCAGATGGTCGATGCTATTCTTGAAGAAAACCTAGAAGGCGCAAACGTCAAGTTTTCTGAATACTTCGAAACACCAGTCGTTAAGGCTGGCCTAAGAGAAGGCGTTGTTAGCGAAGGCGCTAAGCATGACAAGAAGAAGAAAAAGAGAGGACTACCCGAAGGTCTTCGCAAATATCTCGAAAAGCACGGTAGCCCCCTCCATAAGAAGGGCAAGAAGAGCAAAGCCGACGAAAGAGATGATAAAAAAGACGGCCTCGATAAGAAGAGACTCAAGAAAGTTGCTCAAAAAGCAGGCGATCATAAACTTAAGGAATGGGGCCTAATCGCCAAAAATATCCTTGAATTCGTTGATTTCCGCAGCAATGGCGACCTTTACAAAAATGTTCGCACACAAAAAGATGCCAAAGGTAACGTTACAGGCGTTTCCATTCCACGCTCCAACGTCCGCAACGAAGGCAAAGTCCTCATGTTGCAGTACAAGGACATGGCAAACATCATTGATGGCCGCTTCAAGACCCTCAGCGAAGCCCTAAACCACCAGTCCAACTGGCTAAAAGCTGTTAATGACATGAAGCGTTACAACGCTATGTCTAACGGCGAAGGTCTACAGACTTGCTTCGAAAATGTCGTTTCCGTTTGGCCAAACCTACTCTATCTCCGCAGAGCAGAACTTGCCCATAAGATTGACGAAGCTCTTAAGGTTACTGGCGCTAAAAATTATGATGACGAAACCTGCGTTTTCTTGGCAGAAGGCGTTATCAGAACCGCCCATAAGACCTATAGCGATAGAGTTAGCAAAATCTTCTCCGCTGCTGGAAAACAAGCAGACCTAGACGATTTTAACGCTTTCGCAGCAGTGTCCGAAGCTGTCTTCGCTAAAGCCGATGAAACCATCCGTGCTGAAAGACAAGTATTCAAGGACCTTTACCGCTCCCTAAGCGAAGTACACCGCCTCAGCCGCCTCATGGGCGATGATGCCACAAGCCTAGAAGTCGGCTCCCTCATCCATGAATGCGAAAGCGTTCTTAAGAATGAAAGCGCCCCTTCCTTGGTTCTCGCTGAAGACCTAGCCCTCTATCTAGAAGCCGCTACACAGGCCCTAGATTTCGACGGTTCTGCTTGGACTGTTATGTCACCAGTTATCAGCATCAATGGCGATAACCCATTCATTCACAAATACGGCGCTATGAACGGTAGCCCCGGCGATCATAAGGGGCCATATGAACTAAGCCCCACATCCGATGGACATACTGTAAAAACTGACGTTACAGGCATGGAATATTACACAAACATGCACAGCAACGACCTCAACCCAAAACTACATAACCCCTACGCTCCCGAAGGCGGCGACTTCCTAATCAAGGGCGCTACCCCAATCGTTTCCGATACATTCGAACTCGGAACCTCTGGCGGTAAAGACACTTGGCCAGCCTTGGAAAACCCCTACATCCCCGGACAGGAAATGACCTTGGGCGACAGCTTCAAGCTAATCGATCCTGAAAACGCATCAAATTGGTACAAAAAGAACCTCGATGTGGTTCCCCAAGATGATGTTCTCGCCAAAACAGCTAAAGACTAAGTCTAAGGAGATAAAGTGAACTCGAACCAGTATCTACTAATCGACTGCTGTACCTATGGAGGAATTGAGCTTGCCATGAATGAGTCCTCAGAAAGAGGACTCACCAAATTCAGAGGCAAATTCCAAGAAGCGGAAGCTGTTAATAAAAACAAAAGAATGTACAGCTATGGTGTACTAAATGAGAATGTAAAGAAATTGCAAGAATGTGTCAAAGCAAGAGGACTTGTGGGTGAATTAGACCACCCAGAAGATAGCATTATTCACTTCGAAAAAGCATCTCACGTTATTACGAAGTTGTGGTGGGAAGGAAGCGTCCTAATGGGTGAAGGAGAAATCCTTAATACACCCCACGGAAAAATCCTAAAAGCCCTAATCAACGACGGCGTACGTGTCGGTGTCTCTTCCCGTGGCGTAGGCAACGGAAAGACGAATGAGAATGGCATCCTTGTAATTGACGAGTCTTACAAACTCATCACCTTCGATGTGGTTGCTGACCCGTCTACATTCGCCGCTTTCCAAAAGAAAGTAGGCACAACCAAGGAGAGTCAGGAGTACACTCCAGAGGTTTTTGATAATTCCCAGAAAAAAAATGACAGCAGCAGCATACATAAGGTAAACAAAGATGCTCTGATAGCGTGTCTGGGCGGAATTGTAAAGGCTCAAACTAACAACATCAAAATGAGGTTAGGATAATGGAACATAAAATCGTTGAATCATTGAAAAAGCTTTTACCTGAAGATCAGGTAAATGAAGTCGCTTCAGCCGTGTCTGAAATGCTAGCAGAAGCTCAAGAAAAGCTCGAACAAGATTACAATAGTAACCTTGAAGAAGCTTACTCACAGCTATCAGCCGAACTTTCTCAGGCTGAGAAAACCGCTTACCAAGGATACCAAGAGGCCTATGAGATTATTAACGATCTTAGCAGCCGCCTAGAGGTACAAAAAGCCGAATTCGAGAAGACCCTCGAAGAAGGCTACGAAGAAGCTTACCAAATGCTTCTTTCCGAAAGAAACAGCAAGGGCAAAGTCGAAGTTGACCTCTACGAGGAATATGACGGCAAACTCGCTGAAATGAAAAACTACATTGTTGAGAAAGTTGACCAATTCCTCCAACTCAAGGGCGGAGAAATCTACGAGCAAGCTCGCCATGATCTCATCAATGACCCAAGAGTCGTTGAACACAAGGTCGCACTCGACAAGATTATCAACATTACCAGCAACTACCTTTCTGACGAAGAGAAAACCTTTGCTACCTCATCCAAATTGGATGAATCAACAAAGAGGAACGAAGAGCTTAAAGGACAACTCAGAATGCTCGAAGCTCGTAACATCCGTCTCTCCACAGAAAATACTCGCCTAAACGAGTCGGTGCGCAAAACCGCTTCCGTTATTACCGAAGCCAGAAAAGCTGTGCCTGCTCAAAACAGCAGAACTAGGCTGCTCGCCGAACAGAAAGAAAGATCAACGAAAGTAAAGACAGCAAGCGGGAGAGGACATATTGACACCGAGAACATTCAGGTTATTGCGGAATATAACACTGGTTCAGGTGAAACAAACGAGCTACTTATTCTCTCAGGCGTTAAAAAGAATAAGAACTAAATCTTAATAGGAGTTAATCAATGAATGCTAATGCAAGATTTCTAAATGAAGCTAAAGAGCTTGAGACTCGTTGGAGCAAAACTGGTATTCTAAAGGGCATCGAAGACCCTTATGTCCGCTCTGCTACTGCAGTTCTACTCGAAAACCAGAGGCTTATCAACGAAGTCGCAACCGATACATCCGACGTTGCACAGTTCAAGAGAATTTCTATTCCTCTTGTCCGTCGTATCTATCCACAGCTAATCGCTAATAAGATTGTTAGCGTACAGCCACTACTCGGCCCAACCGGCTTGGTGTACTATCTCCGCTTCCGCTATAGCTCCAACAAGGGCTATATGCAGGGTGCTTCTAACGACAGCGGCTTCCCCGCTGACGATAACACCTCCCTCCAACAGAGGGCGAGCGGTGATGCCAACCTTGACATCTACTACTCCAGCCAGTTCGTACAGAACGAGAAAACCCCAGATACCATTGCTGTTCCTAACTCTGCAGTGAATATGGGTAACTTCCAACACACCCCCATCTTGGGCGGCACTGTTACTGGTACCATTTATCTAAACGGCACCGTTAGCCAGACATTCACCGTCGCTAGCTCTGGGGCTTTCACTTTCAATACCGTAAGTGGAACCGACCTCGCTACCAGTGGCTCACTCGACCTAAATACAGGTGGATTCAGCCTAAGTTGGAACGCCACTGCATCTGGCCCTGTTTACTGCGTAGTTTCCTACGAGTACAACATGGAGTGCAATCAGGACCTCCCTGAAATCAATCTAGTTATTGAATCAGAAGAGATCGCTGCTAAAACCCGTAAGCTCAAGGCTGTTTGGTCCTATGAAGCACAGCAAGATCTCCGCTCTCAGCACAATCTTGATGCTGAAGCCGAGTTGACCGCTGTTCTCGCTCAGGAAATCAACCTCGAAATCGACCGTGAGTGCGTACAAGACCTCCGTCAGAACGCCGGTACTGTCGCTGCTTGGGATCTCGCTACCGCACTTGGTGATACCATCAAGGAAAAATACGAATCCCTCTACGTGAAGATTGTTGAAGTCTCCAACGTTATCCACAGAAAAACCCTCCGTGGTGGCGCTAACTTCATCGTAACTTCCCCCGAAGTTGCTTCTATCTTCGAAACAGCTACCGCCGGTTTCGCACCTGCTCCTTCTGAGACATTCACTAGCTCACTTGGTATTCAGTACGTCGGTACTGTTGCTAACCGCTACCGTCTCTACAAGGACCCACTATTCCCAACCAACCAAATCCTAATGGGTTATAAGGGTGATAGCTATATGGATAGCGGTTATTTCTACTGCCCATATGTTCCGCTAACACAAACACCAGTTGTGCTAGATCCTGAAAGCTTCTGTCCTCGCAAAGGAATACTTACTAGATATGGCAAGAAATTGCTAAGAGAAGGAGCTAAGTTCTATGCCCGTCTATCAATTGCTAATTTTGTTGTCTAGGCATAGCAATTGATATCACCTGATATCACTTGAGCCCCGGCTGAAAGGTCGGGGCTCTTTTTTTATTTTTTGATATTGATTT